TGGTCTTGTCATTACAGGATTTTCTTCTGTGCCTGTATTAACATATGTGTGTAAAGTTTCTAAAGCTGGGGTATCTGATGCGTTTGTAATTGCAGTTTCCATTTCTGCTTGTTTAGTTCTAACTGCATCTCTGTGAGTAGATATTGCACTAGGGATTGCTGTAGATTTTTCCGTGTTTCTAGTTATATACCAATCAGTTTTAGCAAGTTCATTAGCAACTGTTATTTTTAAATCTTTAATTAATTTTGTTTTAAGACCAGGTGTAGTATATTCAACCTCATTAATCGTTTGTGTTACATCTGCGTGTGGTTTGGCTGTTGCAGTTCCCCACGATCTTGTTACTTGATTGTCTGCAAATGCGTAAGATTCATTAGTGTTGATGTACCATTGTTCATCTTTTTTGTTAGATGAATCAGTTATTACCTCATAAATTCCAATAGCTTCTAGTTCAGATTTACTCCATAAAGAAAATATTTTAACTGGATATCTTACATCTCCAATTACTAAAGATTGAGGATTGTTAATTAATTTTGTTATATTGTTATCTTCTACTAATGCGTACATATTTTAACTTTCACTTAAATTTAATGTTCTACCTACTTCTTGCCATACAGCGCCATTGTATCTAAACACAAGAATATCTGTTTTACCGTCTGATGAAGTAAATGTTGGTGCAGTTGATGCTGCAAATTCAAATACTGTATTAAAAGCTATTGTGTGCGAACCGTTGTAATTAATTTCTAAACAGATAAATGAACCTTCAATATTGTTAGTTGGTGCAGAGAATGTAGTGTTCTCTGTTGTTAGATGAAAAGCGTTTGGTTTAGCTTGAGCATCCCATGCAACTGCATTAGATGATGATGTTAGTGCTTGTTGAGGGATATATGCTATGTCGTTAAATTTAATTGCACCTGTTCCGTTTGTTGAAACATTTATATCTCCATTAGCTCCATCTGTTAATGTAATATTTCCAGAATCTGTTCCTGAGTTTGTATCTAAGACAAGATCATGCGCACCACTTGTTGTTAAAGTTGCTGCTGCTGCTCCTGTTCCAATTCTAACTTCTCCAGAACCTTTTGGTTTAAGATGTAAATCAACATTAGTTTCTCCACTTGCACCAAGAATAGGTGGATTACCTGTTGCCGCATTTGTAACTTCTAATTCATTAACTGCTGAAGCAGTTGTTTGAAATATAATTTGTTCAAGACCATTTTCATCTCCAATAAAATGAGCATCGTCTATTAAAATATTGTGTGAGTTAGTATCTAAATTTCCACCTAATTGTGGTGTAGTGTCATCAACGACATCAGTGATACCAGTTCCAATTGCAAGAGTTTTAATATCAGGGTTTGTTCCATCATTAGCTGCAGCAAAAACAATTTTATCTCCTTTGTCTGTAGCTGAAAATGTAAACGTAGATCCTGAACCAGAAGCATATTTAAACTGAACTGTGTGAGAACCAGAAGTAGAGTTTCTTAAAATATAAAAAGTTTCTACATCTAAAGGTATGGTTACGATTTGATTTCCTGAAATAGTCCCTGTAAACTCAATCATTCTTCTTTGAGCTGTACCAGTTGTTGCACCATCAACGACTGTTAAAGCAGTAGTTTGTGCTCCGCCTGCAATTGATACCTGTGCAAAACCACCTGTTAATTCTGCAATTAAGCTTAAATTATTATTTGTTTTTGTTCCCCATGTACCGGCATTTTCCCCAGTTGCTTGAAGTTCTATTCCTAAAGGTGTGTACGTTGATGCCATATTTTATCTCCTATGCAGCATTATTATAACTTGTATTTGAGCCAGTTGCAACATTTGAATACGAACTATTTGATCCGGTTGATTGATCAGAATAAGACGAATTAGATCCTGTTGATGGATTACTATATGATGTATTTGAACCAGTGTCAATATTGCTGAAAGAACCGTTTGATCCTGTATTTATATTTGCAAAAGCTTGAACTCCGCCTTCTCCTTGTAAAGCGTTAATAGCATCTAAACTTAAACCAACAACATCTGCTGGTGCTATAGAGCCTACAGCTGAAGTTGCAGATATTCCTGTTAAACCAACAACATCTGCAGGAGTTAAAGAGCCTACAGCTGGAGTTGCAGCAACACCAATTAAATCAATCAAAGTAACAGGACCAATTTCTAAAGTTCCAATACTTGTTGTTGCAGAAACACCTGTAATTTCTGCTGGACCAAACTCTAAACCTAAAGTTCCAGGACTAGCTGTAGAAGATACTCCTGAAATAGATGCTGGACCAAATTCTAATCCTAATGTGCCTTGACTTATTGTAGATTGTTGTCCTGTTAAAGATATATTTGGACTAATTACAAAAGAAAAAGATCCAACACTTGTTGTTGCTTCTTGGCCAGATAAACCAACTACATCTGCAGGAGTTAAAGACCCTACGCTTGCAGTTGCCTCTCTACCTACTAAAGGAATAACTTGATTAGGAGATTCGCCCCAACTTAAATCACTCCATCCATCTCTACCCCAACCAACTAAAGTTCCTGCATACGATAAAGTTGGAGTTGCAAAAGTAGCTTCGACTCCAGTTAGAGGAACACCACGTTCAGCGTCTACAGCAACTGTTCCAACGCTTGTAGTCATAGAGTGATTAGCACCAACCATCTCTAATAAATATGTAAACGCTGGAGTTATAGATCCTAGTGAAGCAGTTGCTTCAAAACCAGTAACAGAAATAGTTTCATCTGCACCTTCGCCCCAATCAGCTGTATTCCAAGTTAATCTTCCCCAACCTGTTTCGTTAAATTCTTCTGAATTACCTAAAGATATAGTAGCTGATTGACCAGAAAGAGTAACTTCACTATTTATACTTATTGAACCTAAATTAGAGTTAGCTTGTAAACCTGTTAGTTCTACAGTTATAATTTGAGAAGCCTGTGCTGTTCCTAAAGAAGTTGTGGCAGAAACACCTGATGGTTTAACAGAGTATTCTACACCCCAACCTGAGTTGCCCCATTGTTGTCTACCCCAACCTTCAACGTTAAATGATTGTGGTGTGCCTAATGCGGAAGCTGATTCAGGTGCAACGAGAGATGCGGTTATAACATCATCTTGCCACTCGTTTGATCCCCAAGTGTTAGTACCCCAGGTAGATGCCATAAGGATTTCCTCCTTACGCTATACGAATAATTGCGTTACTTGCGTCTGCTGTTGGAAATTGAATTGTAAAAGTTCCACTAGATACTGTTTTATCACCACCAAAAGCGATAACAGCAACAGCTTTGTCAGATTGTGAATCGTTATAAATTAATGCACCATTTGCAGTAAAAGAAGCTGATGTAAAACTAACATCTGCAAAATCACAAACTGCTGTAGTTCCATCGGTTGTTGGTGTTACACTTGTAAGTGTTGCACCACCTGCAGAGTATGCAGACCCTGATGTATTTGAAATTTCATTTGATGTTGAATAAGCAGTTGTACCTGCACCTAAAGATGCAGAACTTGTAAACAAAGCTATTTTAAAAGTATGTCCACTTGATGCAGTAAAATTATGTGTTCCAACCAAAATTTCTTGTTTGAAACTTGTACAAATTGCTGATGATATTGCCATAATTTATTCTCCTATTACGGTGAAGATGATTCAATTTTAAATCTAACTGTTCCGTCAGTATAATCGTCTCGTCTTCGTCTTCCAGTTTGTTCTATTGCGAACTTCTGTATCTCCTGTTTATACTTATTTTCATATAGTGTCAACATGTCTATCGGACCTTTTAAAAAACCATAAGTTTCTGATAAACAACAATATAAAAGGCCATTTGGAAAATTAAGACTAATATAATTAGTAGTATTATCTGAAGCTAAAGTAGCTGGCATTTTGTTATAATGAACTCTAAATTTGTATGTTGCATCAGGAACGGGAGCTACAAATATACGTCCAGAGTTAGTATCTCCATCTCCTGTTGCTCCTCCAAACATAGCATAGTATTTAGGTTGCCCTCTTTTTGCTGATTCCGTAGAGGGTATGTATTCTTGTAAATATGTTACATCTTTTTTTTCTAACCAAACATTAGCTCCTGTTGTAGCAGACGTTGAGTCATAAACTTGTATTCCTCTAATAAATAAAGCTCCACCAGGTGCATTAATAGTTTCTTGACCTACAACTAAATTACCTATTTGTTGCACTCTATCAGCATCAATAGGCAAATCTCTCATTATTCTATATTGTGCGTTTAAGATTATATTTTCTAATATATCAGTTGTTAAAACATTTGAATCTGTTTCTGTGTAATTTCTAATCTGTGTAACTAATCCGCTATAACTTATTCCAGCCATTATTTAGATTCTCCTTTGTGTTTTAGACGTATCTTTTTTTGTTTTGCAGTTTCTTCATAAACTTCAAGATGTTCATCTTGTTCTGGACAACCACATTGTTTAATTCCAAGTAACTTACAAATAAAATTTTTAATTTTTTTAATCATGCGCTTAGTGTGACTGGTCCTATTGAACAGCCAACTCCTCCTCCTTTAACACCACCAATTGTAGCAGTATCTGTATCAACTGTAAAATGAAAAAAATTAGCTACAGAGTAATCACTAGTATTTCTAGCGTCGTTTACATACAATCCTGTTGTAATTGCATAACCAGCAGCTTTTGCAACATTAGCACCTGTAATACCATCAAAATCTGCAGGGTTTGCAAATTGAAATGTCCCTCCTGCTACAGTTACAGCTAAAGGTGCTCCTCTAAATCTATATGTTGTTCCATTTGTTAAACCATGACCAGGTGCAGTTACGTTAATAATTCTTGAACCAGAAGAATAAGTTTCGAATCCATTTTCTGGTATGGAATATGGAACATCATTTTCTATTCTATCGGGTCTTACATG